GACTACGAGTTTCCTACAGAAATGGTGGAACTTGAAGCACTAAACAGGACAGATAATTTTGGTAATCAAAACTATTCTGTACCTACTGATATGGCAAGAGCGTGTGTTCGTACAGATACCGGACAAGTTCTTGGTATTCACGGCAGTAAATATAAACCTATCGCACACAAAGATGTTGTTGATAATGTAATGCAAGGTGTTGATAAAACAGGCATCACAGATTACAAAACAGATATCAAAATATTTGAAGATGGTGCAAAAATGAGAGGATCTGTAACATTTGAGAATCTTGTCATTGAACCACAGAAAGATGATATCATTAAGTTTCGTATTAACTTCTTCAATTCATATGACCAATCGTGGGCATTCGCTACAATATGTGATGGCTTACGCTTGTGGTGTATGAATGGTTGCACAACACCTGTAAATGCTTCTACTTTGCGATTCAAACATACAACCAAAGTAAATATTCAGAGTATCAAAGAGCGTGTTTTGACAGGATTTCATTTCTTCAAAGACATTGGTAAAGATTATTCTGAATGGGCAACTATACGATTAAGTGGACACTCTGTTCAAAAATTCTTAGAACAAACTGTAGCTAAAACATTTAAGCGTTCATCTAACTCAATACCATTTAATGTAACGAGAACAGAAACATTGCTTGAAGGTTTTGATCGTGAAAGTCGTACACTTGGTAATACTAAGTGGGCGTTGTACAATGCACTTACATATTGGTCAACTCATACAGACGGAGAGCGTGGACACGCTATTCGTAAGCGCAGAGAAGATGAAGTAGCTAAAGCACTAGGTTCAAAACAATGGCAAGAACTTGTTGCATAGTAGAATATTAATAGTATAATAGTAGTACGAAAGGAATACATTATGCGAGAAGATCAAATCTTTGATGAGGTTGTCGCAAGACTTGGAGAGTCTGAAACTATTCAGGAGTTCAGGTATGCAGTACGACCATTTAAACCGACCATATTATCATCACCACTATTTCCGAATGCACGAGCAGAAGGTTCTATTGAGCCATCACTCCAACACGACGAAGACTATAATGCAATTACATTAGAAATGTGGAATGAATTTTGGTCTGAATATTTATAGAATCATATGCAGGGTTTTTTTTAAATACTAAATTTGTTGTTCCTTGCATTGATTAGGTTCGGGCGTACCTAATTATGAGCAAACGCCCACCATTAATCCATTAAAACAAAGGAGTATATTATGGATAAATATAATGTTAACTTAAAGTTTGATCGCAAGACTTTAAAGTTTGGTAAGTCGCCAAACACTTGCGAGTTCATTGATTTCCATTTAGACAACCCAAGAGTATGGGATCTGTACCTATCGTTTGCTACAGATATGGTTCATCTTGGACATAAAAGATTATCAAGTGAAATGCTTATCAATCGTGTTCGTTGGGAAACAATGGTAGATACTACTGATAAGAAATTTAAAATAAACAACAATCACAAACCTTTTTATGCAAGACTATTGCTATCTTTACCTAAGTTTAAGAACACAAAGTTCCTTGAAGTTAGACAAAGTTGTGCAGATGATTTATCATATTCCGAATGTGAAATTCTGATAAGTCCTTATGTATAAATATGCAATCAAAGATTTGCAAGAACGCCGACAACATTTAGGTTTATCTTCTCAAGAAGTATCAGAGAAACTAGGTGTGTCGGATAGTCTTGTATCGCTATGGGAATGTGGTAAAAAACAACCAAGCACTATAAATTTTTTTAATTGGTGTCAGGTGCTTGGTTTTAATGTCATTCTCAATGTTCACTTAACACAAATACCAAAGGGATTTACACCGAGCTTTGACACAAAGCAATGGATTGTAACAGAGTTTGGTGAAAGGTATAATTATGAAAACGAACTTAAAATCTTTAACAACCATTATCGGGCAGGTGGAACAACTAAATCAGATTGGCAGTATGCTTTCCGATCTTGGTTACTCCGTGCCAAAAAATTCACGACCAATACAACTAACACCACCGCAGGTACTGAAGAACGCCGTGAACGAATACATAATGTCTTTGCTATTGGCGATAAAAGAGGACAAGGTTAAAGAGTATGTAGCTACAGAAAAAGCAGCACTATTAAATTTACATAGACTAAACAATGCATTACTAGATTGTAAAGATTATATGAAACCTGCTGACCCCAAGTATATAGGCACGGCAATAGAAATGTGTGCCTCTACATTTGGGTGTGATGTACCTAATGAACTTGGTTTAAAAATATACAAAGATATCTTAGCTAAATACCCAAGATGTATAATAGAACAATATACAATAGAACTAATTAAGACTTACAAGTACAGGAGGTTGCCTGTACCTGCAGACTTTCTTGCAATCTATGAACCACCATTTGAACACGGAATGTTGTTCATAGAAAATACATATTTAAAAACAAAAAAGTTTGCAAACATAGTACAAAAGTGCTATAAACTAGATACGAAAGGAGTATAATATGCAACCAAAGAAAAAAGTAGAACGACCTAAAACACTTGGTGGTTCAGATGCAATTCGCATTATGGAAGGTGATTGGCACACACTCTGGCTAGAAAAGACAGGGCGTCAAGAACCTGCTAACTTGGATCGGGTGTTACCTGTTCAGATCGGCATTGTTACAGAAAAACTTAACAAGCATTGGTTTTGGCAGGAAACAGGACATAAACTATTATCACATAGGGTGCAACACGATTTCACAGATGGATTCCGGCACGCTAGTCTTGATGGTATAGCAAATGTTAGTGACAAATTTTGTGTCCTAGAGTGTAAGCATACCAATGCCAACAACACTTTAGAAAATGTTATACGAAAATATATGCCACAACTACAACATTATATGCAAGTTGCAATGATGGATAGAGCGTACCTCTCAGTAATTTTTGGTAATATGAGATACGAATGGTGTGAAATACAATACGATAATGAATACATAAAGATGCTTTACGAAATGGAAGATACCTTTTGGAAGCAACACATACTGACAGACAAAGAACCAGAGAATATAAAAGCAGAAAAAATAGTACACGATTATACAGACAACATAAAAGTAAACGAGATGATTCGTATAGATATGGAGAAGAACAACGAGTTTGTAGCTAATGCACATACTTGGCGTGAAACGAAAATTCCATACGATCAACACCGAGCAGTTGGTAAGGTATTGAAAGAACTAATACCTGCCAACTGTCGTCTTGCTGAAGGTGGTGGTATCAAGATATCAAGAACAAAAGCAGGACACCTAACCATCAAAGAAAACAAAGGAGGTTAATATGATGGCTAATATAGAACCAAGGGTAAAGAAGATACTTGCAGAGTATGATCTTAAACCCGAACACGCTTTGTGGGAACTCAAACGAGGTGGCAAAGCAACATTAATTATGTTGCATAAATACTGCGAACTTGTTGGAGCTAAAGCAGGTATTGTTATTGATGACATTGTAGAAGTAGAAACTAATTCTGCACAAGGTATAGCAGTAGTTAAATGCTATGCTCACAATGACAAAATGAAAGTCATTACCTACGGAGAAGCTAGTCCTAAAAATAGTAAGGTTGCTTATCCATATGCAATGGCTGAAAAGAGAGCAGTAGATAGAGCCATACTTAAACTTGTTGGATTGCACGGCTTTGTGTATTCAGAAGATGAGTTTGATACTACAGACCAGAAGATTGGATCTGCAGATGATGACGCTATCAAAACATTTCTTACTAATATTGAAGGTAGCAAAACAGTAAAACAAGCTACAGGATATTATGAAATGGCTAAAGTAAACATAGCTAAAGCCAAGAAGTCCAATCCGGGATTGTACCAAATGGCAGTAGCTAAATATGAATCTAAGCGAAAGGAACTACAAAGTGTATAATAAAATACAAATCATTGGCAACCTTGGTGCTGACCCCGAAGTTAAACAAACGGGGGCAGGTACTAACTATGCCATATTGTCTGTAGCTACAAACAGAGTAGTTAAAGGCGAAAAAGAAACTGAATGGCACAAGTGTGTTGTTTGGGATGATAAAATTGCTGACATTCTTGCTAAATATACTAAGAAAGGAAGCAGAGTTTTATTGGAGGGTAGACTAACATACAGAAAATGGCAAACCGAATCGGGTGAAGAGAGAATAAAAGCCGAGATTCACTTAGATAGATTCAACTCAGATATGAAGTTGATGGACTCTAAGTCTGATGGTGTGCCTATGTCTGCACCTATAGACAAACCAAAACCAATGGTTGATGTAGGTGAAATTATTGATGACGACATTCCATTGTAATGTTTAAAAATATAATCGTAACTTTGTGGTTTGCATTTGACGGACAACTTTATATGAAGTATGCACTCCCTTTGCAACACAAATGCGATATCTTTACTTGGTGGAGTGTGCAAGAGCAGTACCTACACACTCCACTTGAGATTGTTGCCATGAAATGTACACGAGTAAAAGATTTTAAAATAGATAAAAGGATATATAATTATGACGAAAAATGAATCACGAGTATTTAAATTTGTAGATAGCTTTATTGATATGTATAAATTTAGTCCTTCGTATAAAGAAATTGCAGACCACCTAGACTTTGCATCACCCTCACAAGCACACAAAATATGTATGCAGTTGGTAAAGAAAGGGAAGTTAACAAAAGGAATGGGTGCCAGAAACTTGGAGATAAAATGATAACTAAAATAGAACCTATTACTAAACTAAAGCAAGATAGAACTGCACAACTAATTGCAGAATTGTTTTGGGATCACGAAAGACTATCAAGTAGTGGACAAGAAACACTAAACAAGTTAGCTAAAATGTGGGGTGTACCCACAGAAGAAGAGATGGTAGGTACAGATACACACCTTGATGACCTGCCATCTGATACGGAGAGAAAAGATGGGTAAATTTAGCAAGAGCAAAGGATATAGAGTAGAAGCAAAACTTGTAAAAGAGTTTGTTAAAAATGGCATAAAAGCAAGACGACAACCAATGAGCGGCGCAATACCCGATTTCCCTTACGATATAGAAATAAGACAAGAACCTTGGCACAAGTTAAGTGTAGAAGTAAAGGCAAGAAAAGACGGCGCAGGATTTAAAACGCTAGAAAGATGGAAGTCTGGTGCTGACTTACTGTGCCTACACAGAGATCACGGCACAACAATGGTATGTTTAGACTTGCCTTTATTTATAGATATATTAAAACAAAGCAATGAAACACAAGATTAATGATGAAGGTGAAATAGTTGACAAAGATGGAGTACCAATCTTAGATCACAAAGGAAAAATTATAGTTGTACCACTAGAATATCGGTATCATTACCGACATTATTTAGAAGATGATTAGCTTATAGGTAGAATAAAAGTAGAATTAGTCCTACAACGCCTATAGCTGAGTACAGAGGGTACTTTGAGATTTGAAGTATAATCTTACCCCAAACCTTGCCACATACCCTTCTAGCCTTCTCTATGCCTGACATTTTTACCTCCAAATAATCTATTATGGTTTTTTGTTTTTGTTTTGCCATTGTTGTCCAATTTTCTCTGCACTACGCCCAACAGTATAACCACCAACACCAATCATTATAATATCTAGTAGTGAATTTTGCACAGACTCAGGAATGTTTGGTGCTGTAAATCCAAACCAATGTGCAACCATTAGTCCTGCAAAGAGTAACATCATTATTGGACGCCAACTTCTTTGCAACCAAGTACCTTGTGCTTCTAGTTGTATTACAGTAGCGGCGGCCTCTATTTCTTTTAGATCGCCTGTAATAATTTTGTGCTGTAACTCAGCTTTGATTTTTTCTTTTTCTGCTTTAGATGTAATTACTTTATCTACAGTAGAGAATATTGATTTTGCTATGGGTGCAAGTAAAGGTAACATTCTATCTCCTATATAACATTATTATAAAATAGATGCTCACCATATTCGCAAACAGGTTGTACATCATATGACCATTTAGGCTTGACAGCTTTTGTATGGTAATGAGTAGAGTTTTGTGTATTGTCTGCAATCTTACCAGACACAACAAGAAATGCTATGCCAAGCATTTTTATATATATGGGATCAACCATACTTAACTCTTGCATTTTTTCTCTATTAGGATCG